TAGACTCTTTGTTGTTTCTGTTCCTGTAGAGGAACGTATAATAACTTGTAGGTCTGTGTCTGCAAATATTTTAAAGCTATAAGCAAAAGCTGTAGTTGAGCTATTACCTGAATATGAATTTTTTACTGTTGTTGATGATACTGTCATAACTCTCTATATTATTTATCCTCCATTTTATCAAGGAGATTTAATGCTTGTTTTGCGAAACTAATCATTAATATATATTGCTGATCTATCATCTCTCTTTTCATATCACTTGTAATTTTAGTTCCGTCAGCAAGTTCCTTCACGTTATATATCTGTCTAATGGCTTTGTCTAAATCTTTTATAGATTTCTGATACTCTAACATAAACTTTTTGTCAAAAGGAGCTTCTTTTTGTAGCCTTTCAACCTCTTTAAAATCACCTATTTTTTGAGCATACTCAAGATCATTGAAGGCTTTTTGAATAGGCTCTAACTTTTCAAAAAATGTTGTTAAAGATTTTGCAGAATAACCTGGAACATCTCTTATATCAAAAGCTCTAATCACAGGTATTTTAGATAGTGTATCTGTAGGTTTTATTGGGTCATCAATAATTTTACCTTTAATCAAACCATAGTCTAAAATATCTATAATATATCTACCAATACCACCAGTCCATGATCTAAATACATTCTCAGCATGAATAGGATTCATGGCTAAAAAACTTTCATCACCTACTAAACCATTAAGAAGTTCTGATGCTAACTTAAAAGTTTCAGAGGTATATTCTGTATAATAAAACTTATTAGATAAATTTTTATCTAAAGATTTTGGCACTACTGGTGCAGCTCTGAAAAAACTATAATTGTTAAAATTTTCTATAAAAGGTCTTATAGCTGTAGGTATAGGATAAAAACCTTTTGCATTTTGATACATAAAATCTTTAGCAAATTCTTTCCATTGTTGAGGTTCATTTGTTCTTACCCAATCTAAACTTTTTTCAATGATAGAAGAAACTAAAGTTCCTACTTCAAAAGGTTTTGGAAATCTATAAGGTTTATCTCCTATCTTAATATAATAATATGCTTGTTTTAACCATTCAGGTTGTTCTTTATAATCCTCATCATCATAGTTTAACATATAAAAACCTAATGTTGGAATAGCAACATAAGCACCAAGCATAGCAGTTGTTCTTCCAGGAGCATCTCTAAATGCTTCGTATAACCTAGTTAAACCTTGAACTCTTGCGTTCCAAAAAGGCACAAGTCTATTTACAACATGTCCTGCTGTTCCTCTCTTTGCGTAATCTAAAAGATTTCTAGCTTCAAAACCCCCTCTTTCTATAGCTTGTTTTTCTGTTAAACCTTTTTCAATAGCTTTTTTATAAGTCTTTTCAAATATTCTAAATCTTGTCATCTCCTCTGATAATTGAGTTAAAGCTCTAAATGGAGCTAACATTCCTCTGTTAGAATTTCTTACTGGTCCTTTAGAAAGAATATTATATACCTTACCATCAAATATATTTGGCTTATCTACAGCTGTAAGTGTAGATTGCATACCACCTGACTTTACATATTTTTTATACATTGCCATAGTTTTTTTATTATTACCTTTAGTAATAATATTAAATGCTCCAATTACAGAATCAGCTATTGGAGTAAAAGGAACTTTATTTAAAAAACTAGCCTGCATGGTATCTCTAAAAAAGTTAGGTACAGCAAAGTCAGGAATTAATATTGCACCAGCTCGAAGTGTTCTAGCAGGAGCTCCTGCATATTTGAAAAACATATTTGCACCTTGTTGATCTAAAGTTGTAAAAGCAGTTTTAATATCTTTACCAACATCCCAAGTTTCTAATTTTCCATCTCTTCTAATTGTCATTAAATCTTCTTTAGGTCTGTTAGTTTTTTGAGGATTTACTTTATTTATAAAAGGGAATAAATTTTTATCTTTCTTTTTTGCATCAACAACCATATCAAGAAATTTAGTTTTTACAGCATTTCTTTCAACAGCATTAACTATTGTATTTGTATTTTTAACCATTTGTTCTAATGGCGGATAAACTCTTAATTTACTTCCTTCTATTTTTTTAAAAGGATTAACAGATCCTTCAGCTACAACTGGTTTACCATCTTGTATTAGTTCTCTTGCAAAAGTAACATAATTTTTATTTGCTTCTGTCATTGCTGTAAATGCTTCTTTAGTTATAAAACCACCATCACGAGCATATTCTAAAATTTCTTTTTGATATTTATCTGTTTGTTTTGCTGTTTTTTCAAATTTAGATTTATTTTGTTTTATAAATTCTTTTGCAGTTTGAATATTAAAACCTGTTTCTATTCCTCTATTATCTAACTCAATAGCTCTTCTATTTGATAAATAAGTTTCAAATAATTGTGTTTCTGTCTTACCTTGTTTAGTAATATCCTTTGTTATTTCTTTAAGTCCTAAACCTTTATCTAGTGTAGTTTTAAAATTTAAAGTATTATACTCAATAAAATAACCTGCACGATTTGGCATACCTTCCATAATTCTTGCTTGTTCATAAATATTTAATTTTTCAATACCTGTTTTAGTATTTATTTTTGCCTTTCTCATAACTTCAAGTATTGGATATTTATTATCTATACCTTGAATAATAGTTTTTCTTTTAACAGTTGATCCCATTTCTTTTAATCTTTCAGCTGTTAAAGGTTCTACTCTTGGTTTTAAAACAATATTTTCAGATGCTTTGTTTGCTAATTCATCTTTAAATATTTTTTCAGGTTCTTTAATTTTTTTCTCAGGAGTTTTTCTTTGAAATAAATTTGCATAATCTCTAATAAAAGGTCTTGATGAAACATCTTCTAATATTCTTTTATTAATAATTGCATCTTTAAATACTTGATTGGGTTTTTTACCAGTATCAACAAATACTTTTTTAGTTCTATCTTCCATAGTTTTTCTAGGTTGAACTAATCCTAAACCACCAAATAAAACAGCAGAGTATGAAAATTCTTTTAAAGTTGGAAGTTGTTGGTTTAATACTGCACCCACTCCTTCAAACGCAGTAAGTTGTGAAGCAACTCTAGTTATATATTTATCTGCTAATTTTGTTCCACCTATTCTTAATTGTGGAGCAAAAGCAGTAACTGCAAAAGTTGCACCTTGTTTTGCACCTTCTTTAATACCTTCTTGTAAAAAATTTTTAAGAATAGTTACTGGCTCTCCATAAGATTGTTGTTCTAATCCTTTTACGATTGTAGCTCTTGCAGCACCAGGAATAGCACCAGCAGTAAAAGCACCACCATAAGGACCAGCTGCTAAAGTTCCTGGAACAAAACTTATTCCATATAAAGGTAATTCTAATCCCAAGGTATATGCTCTTTCTAACAAACCTTCAAACCATGTATAATCTTCAGGTTCAGGTTGTGTAAGAGCTTCAGATAAACCTTCTCCATTTGCAAGTCTTGTAGTCATGTCATATAAAGTTTTTCCGTAACCTCTTTTCAGTATTGCATCACCATCAAAATTTTTACCAACTGCAATCTCTTTTAAAGATACAGGATCACCCTGTTCTATTCTTGACTGATAAAGCATTTCATCTTCAGGACTAACAATCTCTTGACTTTCGTATTCATCAACGATTTGTTTTTTTATGTCTGAAAAATAATCTTGATATATTTTTTTATCATTAGTTGTTGTGCCAAACGCTTCTAATACTTCTTGATTATTAAAACCTGCATTGTTTAATTTTTGTATCTTTTGTTTTTTCCAATCAGCTATTTCTTTTTGACTAAAGCCTGCATCATTTAATCTAAGTTCTTTTTGTCCTAAATCCATTACTGACTCATTGTTCTTTTTTCATATTCAAGAGCTGTCTCACCTTCTAATTTTGGAGGAAATTCACTTTGTTTTGTTTCTTCTGCTATTGATTGCACAATGCTCCCAAGATCAGATGTTTTAGGTAAAAGATTTTTTATATCTTTAGCAATATAATTTTCTGAATTGGGTGATAATAAATTTTCAATAGTAACTCCGTTTCTTAAACCATCAACATATCTTTTGTAGTATACTTGTCTTAGTTTACTTGCTTTATTATTATAAGTTTTATCAAAATAACTTAAAAAAACATTACCTTGTAGTAAAGGTGTAAGATTATTAAACCATTGAATATATTGTTTATCTTGATCTGAAAATGTATTGTTATACGTTCTTGTTATAAATGTTGATAAAAAATTAAGATCATTATCATTAATCTGACCATCTCCTGCTCTTTCAATTATACTTTTTGCAGTTGTTTCACCTGGTAGTTTGAACTGATCTTTTGCGTTTGTTACTTCTCCTAAATTTATTTTTTCTATAATTGTTGTGTTTGTATTGTAATTACTATCATAACTAAATTTACCTTCATTGACTTTAGTATTTAAGTTTTTTATTTGCTCATCAGCTTTTACATCGCCAGTAGAATATTCTAAAAGTTCTTGCTCAGTTAATCCATGAACCTTGTTTGATTCACTTCCATTTATTCTTTTTACTATACCCTCTAAATTCTTATTGATTACTGAAGCATTATTAAATTTTAAAACTTCACCATCAAATCTAGCTTTTGATCTAACTTCTGAAATTAATTTTTTTCTATCATCTCCTGTTATTTGTCTAAAATTATTTTGATCTTGTAACAAAACCGCAGCACCTGCTGCATCTGTTTGTGCTAAAAATCTAACTTGTTCAATCTCTACAAGTTTTGGAAAGTTTTTTTTATATTCATCAAACTGTGGCTGACCAATAATTCCATCATTTACTAAACCTTGATAAGCATTTAAAGATGTTTGAGATAAAGTTTTAAATGAATATCC